TGGTAATTCATTTGTTGATTCTGATGCTGTTAATTTTAGAGCTCCAAAGTATAATTTTGCTACAATTGATGGTGCACAATATATACACTTTAATCAAAATGCACCACAAATCAGAATAGGTGATTCAGATACACCAGCAGGTTACATACAACTAGGTCATAATTCAACAAATAGTGGTTCCGTTGGAAAAGGAACCATGCATTATAATGACAGCAGCAATACTTTTGACTTTAAAGATAGTGACGGTTGGTTCTCTCTACCTAGAACAGCATTTGATTCAGCCGATGTTTTAAATACAGTTGATTCAGACTATGTAAAAGCGAGAACAACAGAACTTGATATGAGAACATACACTGTAGCTACAGTTCCTAATTTCCCAGACCACGGTAGCTTCATTTTCGTAAATGACGGTAATTCAGGTGCACCTTGCCTTGCAGTATATGATAGTGATGCAGGATATTATAGAAGAATTGCACTTGGTGCACAGATTAGTACTTAATAGGATATAGAAAATGCCAGCAATTGTAACAGACGCCCTACGAAGACAGATTGCGCAGGACTTTTTTGACCAATTTACCGGTGATACACGTAAGTATTATATTGGTATCGGTCGTTCTGAACAATGGGATTCTTCAGACACGGTACCAACTCCAACAAATACACCTACAACAACTGAAGCTTTTCGAAACAGTCTTCAGTCAGTAAAAAAGGTAGAAGCAAGTTCACTGGTTGTTCCTCGGAATAATTGGTCATCAGGTGCTATTTACTCTCAGTACGATGATCAACAGGGCGGATATCCGACACGACCATACTATGTTATGAATGAAAATCGGCAGGTCTATGTTTGTCTCGAAACAGGTAGAGATGGAACCGGAGCTGCTGTACCATCGACAGTACAACCTACGCATTCAAATATAGATTCGCGTAGAGAATCTGATGGTTATGTTTGGAAATTTTTATTTACAATTTCTGCAGAAAAAGCAAATAACTTTGTTTCTGCTAATTTTATGCCTACACAGTTGCAAGTAAGTACTGACTCAAACTCTACGGGTATCCAATTAAAACAAAAAGAAGTACAAGATGCAGCCACTCCAGGAGAAATTCTCAGTGTTATTATTACTGACGGGGGTGCAGGCTATACTAGTAAACCTACTATTACAATTGCAGACGCGAACGGTACTGGTGCAGGAGTAAATGTTGAAATTGATTCTGCGACTGGACAAGTCGTAAGAGTTCGCATGAATGACAGTTCTAATGGTGATATTGCAGGACATGGCTCAGGTTATACTGCACCTTCAATCGCATTCTCTGGTGGTGGTGCTACACGTAACGCAACTGCTCGAGCAGTCTTAGGTCCAGATTCTGGTATTGGTAGAGATCCTCGTGAGGATCTTAAATCTTCATCTGTTATGTTCCATGCAGAATTACTTGGCACAGACAGTGATTTTATTATTAACCAAGATTTTAGACAAGTAGGTCTAATTAGAGATATTCGTGATAACAATAATAGTCTCTTTAATCAAACAACTGGTAATGCACTAAAATCTATGACAATGAGCAGTGTTATTACAGCTTTTACAGCGGATAAAATTATTGAAGGCCAAACAACTTTGGCAAGAGCATATATAGATGAAGTTGATTCAAACATTCTCTATTACCATCAATCAACCACGACAGGCTTTGTAGCTTTCCAAGATGGTGAGCTTATTGAAGAAACAAATGGTGGTGGTGAAGGTGTGATTGACTCAGCTTTAATTCAACCTGAAGTTCTTCCTACTAGTGGTGAAGTATTGTTTATTGATAATAGATCTCCTGTTGATAGAAGCACTGCACAAAACGAAGACATAAAAGTTATTATTCAGTTCTAAGGGAATAAAGAATGGCACAGCTACTTAATTCGAGATCACTAAGTAACACATATAAAGACGATTTTGCTGATAGTGACGGCTACCATCGCATTCTTTTTAACAGTGGTCGACCTCTGCAAGCGCGTGAACTTACGCAAATGCAGACTATTATTCAAGAACAAATAAAAAGATTTGGTTCTAATATCTTTAAAGAAGGTGGTGTCGTAAAGCCAGGTGAAAGAATTCTAAACACTGGTTATGAATTCGTTAAATTGAATACAGCAACATATGGTCTTCCAAGTGATACATCGAGTTTAGTAGGTACTACATTTACGGGTAATACTTCAGGCGTTACTGCTCGTATTATTGAAGTTGTTCCTGCAGGAGATGGTGATCCTGCAACAATTTACGTAGCATACACAAATGGTCCCGCGGCTCAAGCTGGAATTCGAACTGTAAGATTTGCTGCTGATGAAACAATTACAAACGGTTCAACGACTCTTCGCGTACAGCTCTTAAATACTACCTCAAATCCTGCTGTCGGTACTGGCACTCGCCTTTCAATTGGATCAGGTATTTATTTTGCAAAGGGGTTCTTTGTATTTACAGAATCTCAATCGGTTATTGTAGCAAAATATATTGACAATCCTTCAGAAATTGTTGGTTATAAAATTATTGAAGATATTATCACTGTAGATGACACGCAAGAACTTTATGATAATCAAGGAGCTGTTCCTAATACATCTTCTCCTGGTGCAGATAGATTAAGAATTAGATTAGAAATAGCGAATCAAAAAGATGTTACTGCCGATGACAATTTTATTCCGGTAATGTCTATTGTTGATGGTGCTGTCTATAGAGTTGTAGATCTTAATAATTCTTATGACATAGTAAGAGATCATGTAGCTACTAGAATTAAAGAAAATTCAGGTGATTATATCGTATCTCCTTTCATTTTGAATTTTGAAGCAGATTCAGAACAGAGTCATCTTATAGCAAACGTAAGTGATGGCACCGCTGTAGTTGATGGATATAGATCACATCACTACGCACCTTCAAAAATTAGAGTTGCAAAACCAGTTACCACGCTTGAAATAAACAATGAACCAACAGCGGCTGCTTATGGTAACTATGTACTCGTTGATGCATCAAATGCTTTAGGTCTTCCTGATATCCACACTTATGCTAAACTTGATATTCGTAATAATGCTACATGGGCATCGGGAAGTAAAATTGGTGAGTGTCGAGTAAGAGCAATTGCGGAACATTCAGGCAATCTATATCGTTATTACATTTTTGATATTCAAATGACAGGAACTAATAACTTTAGAGATGCAGCAGCAATTGGTACAAGTTCTACAGATTATTTTCAACCGGAACAACCGAATGGTAAAACAATTTTATATGATGTAGATAAAAATGATTTGCTGTTTTTACTTCCTCGTGAACGCTCGCGTTCACTTGATGATATTGTTCTTACAACTCAAAGGCGTCTTCAAATTACTACCACTGGCGCAGGAACAGCTACTGTTCCTGCATTGACAGCAAGTGGAGAAACCTTTGCAAATAGTTCTGATTGGATTATTGCTCCTCAAGGTGGAAACATTGTAACCACTGCATTTGTAAATGGAACTCCTGATGGTACCACTACAGCATCTCTTAATAACCTAACTCCAAGTACAACATATGATTTATATGTGTACGTTCGTAAAGCCTCTGCTACTCCAAGAACAAAATCAATACAAGAAAGAACAATCACTCGTACAGTTGTTGGAACTGAACTTCAACTCGGTCGACCAGATATTTTTGAATTAATTCGCGTAAGAGAAGAAGATTCAGATGGTAAAGATCTGAGATCATTGTTCAGACTTGATACAGGTCAAAGAGATAACTATTATGGAAAAGGCAAATTAGTACTGAAAGATGGTATTACGGCTCCAACAAAACCAGTTTTTGTAAGGTACAAGTATTTTGATCATGGTACAACTGGAGATTTCTTCTGTATTAATTCTTATACTGGTCAGATTGACTATGGTGATATTCAAACGTATAGAACTACTGCAGGTGAAGTTGTAGAACTTCGCGACGTTATCGATTTAAGGTCTGTAGTCGATTCAGATGGCGATTTCATAAGCACTCCTGATGGCGCTAGACTTCATGAACTTCCTCAAGTGAATGATACTATTTCTGCTGATATCACATATTATATTCCGAGAAAAGACACACTCGTGATTGATACTGAAGGAAATATATTCTTTAATTCGGGTACTCCGAATTTTGCACCAAGAAAACCTCAAAGAAGGGTTGGAACTTTACCTTTGTATGATGTTCTTTTCTTTGGTAACACTATTAATACAAGTGATATTAATGTTACTAAGTATGATCATCAAAGATATACTATGAAGGACATTGGTAAACTTGAAGAGCGCGTAGAAAAACTTGAAGAAGTAACAGCTTTAAGTTTGCTTGAATCAGAAACTAAAAATTTCCAAGTGCTAGATTCTGCGGGAAATGATAGAACAAAATCTGGTTTCTTTGTTGATAACTTCTCAACTCAAATTTTTTCAGATATTTTTGCTGATGATTATAGAGCTTCAATTGATCCTCAAAGAAAATACATGAGACCTTTCTTCTTTGAAGGAAATATCAGAATGATTTATGATTCTGATCAATCATCAAATCTTGTAAAACGTGGGGATAATCTTATCCTTCCTTATGAAGAAGTAACTTACTTTGATCAAGAATTTGCTTCTAGATCTGTAAAAGTAAATCCATACGAAGCTACAGTTTATCATGGTGATATACATCTTTCTCCATCATCAGATGAATGGAGAAACATACAGGTTGATGCTATTAAAGCTGTAGATGGTGGAACAAAACTTAACACCAAACAAGCTGTTTTATGGAATAACTGGCAGTGGAACTGGGGTGGAACTGATGTATCCGATCTTAAAGTTGGAGATAAGGATACGTATGTAAAGAATACCTCAAGTAAAATTACCACTTATGTTAATACTGTGGTAAAAGAAGAAACTGTGAAAAAAGTTATTGGTGAAAGATTATTACAAATTAGTCTCATTCCATTTATGAGATCTAAGAAAGTATACTTTAAAGCGCAAGGTCTAAGGCCAAGTTCTCGAGTATGGGTATACTTTGATGGTGTTCGTGTAGATGATTGGATTAAGCAAGAGACATTCCAATTCTGTTGTGATGATGTAAAAGATTATGGTAATAAATTTAATAAGGCTACTCAACACCCTGAAGGACCTACTGCTACACTTACAACAGATTCCTTTGGGGCTCTTGAAGGTTCATTCTTTATACCTAATACATCAAACATTAGATTTAGATGTGGCGTACAAGAATTTAAGATATTAGATGTAAGTGCTGATAATGAAAAATTCAGTGGCACGGTTGCTAGAGCTCTTTATGCGGCTCAAGGATATCTTGATCATATTGAACAAACAATAAAGTCAACACGTGTCCTCACCGTTGAAGGTAAAACAAGTGTTCAAAATTTGTACAGCAACAGTGGAGGCTATGGAGGAGGCGGCGGCGATGGGCCGCCTGGCAGATCCGACAACTGTCCTAATGATAATACAAATGACAATAGCAACTCATGTGGTG